GTGCTCTCTTCCTCAGGCCACTCAGCAAAAGTGGCTAGACGAACATTCATGAGAACCTACATCCTTGAAACTTGTGGCACTAGTAAAAACCATCGCATCCCGCGATGTAAAACCTAGTGTTAAAGTTAAAAGTTATACACCGCTAAGCGGGATCGCAAACGTACTGCGATAATTCTCATAGGACACCATATGGTACCCCACCAAGCCGCCACTGGCTTGGATTTGTCCATGAGTTTATACTCCTCATGAGAGTCCGGCTTTTATTGACGAACGCACGCGCTCCGGCAGGTCAGTTATACCATTAAGGTATTGGATTAGCCAATTGATAATACATTATCGGGGCCCCCATGAAGAAAGATAGTTGAAAATCTTCCCCCACGGATGTGTATTCACGTATAGACACATACCCTGATACATTAAAAACATTGGCTGTCACTTCCATTCCTTGCCCATCCGTATCGGAAGTTATATTTGAACGGGCAAACAAGAAACGACGGTTCTGTTGATAAGGGAATTCCACTTCTAAAGCGGGATTCACATTCACAATAGTGACGTGAGACCCAGGCCATGAAGGTGATTCATTTTGAATTAAATCATACGGTGCTGATTCTATCGTTGTTGTGGAAGGTTGACTTACATAACCCTCCTGATACGATTGATCAGTTGGTACACGCGTTACAGACATATACATCTGATCTGTCTCAACTCGTGTCCCACCGCTGGATTGCCCTTGTCCATTGTACAAAAATTTTTTACGTATGGCACCACGTCTTGCAACGTATGCTGGTGTCAAATAATGAAGTAAATCCGTAAAATAATAATTGTATGGGTCTGCTGTAGATGTGGAATGAATTCCTGTGGGACTATACCCACGATACCCAAAAAAGTCGTTAATGACTCGCTTGAATAATGATCTACTCCCTGAAAGGGAATATGCTGTTGACAATTGATATCTTTTGAGACATTGTCTCATAGACACTATTCTTTCGCCAAAGCAAATAGAACTCATACCATCACGCAAATCCAATGTCGCCGCCATTTCTTCATTGTTATTTTCTTGCATAGGTTTGGAAGCCTCTGGCGCATTGTCGAGATCAGTAACCTCTTCAACACTTGCTTGCGGATCCAAAAAAGTAATTTCACCTTGACCCTCCAAAGTTGGATCTGGGAAATACGTCATGGCACGCAAACCTTCATCAGTAGGATTAAATACTTCGAAATCATCTCCAGTTGAAACAAAAACATTAATTTGAACGTCATTATCAACTGTACTGTTCGGTACAGTTAATTCGTTAAGAACACGAACTGATAAATATCCATTACAAAAATTGTCTAAAACTGGTGCTAACAAAGCATTACTGTATGGGAGTGTTACTCCAGTCGCACCGGGAATTTGACATTCCAAATACGGATAGGATGATCCCCATCCTATTTCTACAGTAAAATCCTTTTCCTCCGCTATATCAATCACTCTTGTGTAATTCGTGTTGTATTCATACTGAAACGAACTAGCACTCGCCGGATCATACATAATGGCCAAGCGACCTTTATGAAAATTCGACGATACAACTTGAAAACGGAATCGCATACTACCACGCCAATGTTTAAAAGGCAAAGTAGCAAATGCACAAGCAGGCAAATGTAATTCGGTATTACCCAAATTTGTATTTTCTGCCCACAACATAGGCGTAACCTGAGATACCCAAATAGATGTCTCAGGAATCGCTGCGACTCCCCACGTGAATGATGTCAAATAGGACTCTCGTGTACTAATACTACAAATCGTCATCTCATCTGTGGCACCCAATCCCATAGTTCGGGGATCGATCGTAACTTCTTGTTTACAATCAAGCGCCAATTTGGTGGTCGAATCAGGAATATTAGTATTAGCGAGATTGCCAACGTAAGTAGGACGATATGGAACAATATCATCCAAAACAGCAGGACGTGAATAGCCAAAAATCTGAGCCACACCCGATACAGCAGAAGCTGCAAGCTCGGTCGCTCTGGCATACATCCCAATGACTGGCGCATCTCGAAGTTTCCCCATCCAATTCGCTACAATAGATGCTGGTCTTGAAATGGGGCCGGTTCCATACTCATCCGCTTGCGGATCAAGTATAGTCTCTTCCATCTGCGGTGTTAAACCTAAGGAATCCTGAACGGTAGGTGTAGACAAATGCATGTCTTCTGCCCACGCAAACACGGATATTGTGATAGGATCACTTGCACCGTTCGCATGCTTCAAATCAGTAAGCGTACGAATAGAAACTGCACCCAAACGCGAAAAATCGCCCAAAGGTAATCGACATGCATTGTAATCCCACACAAAAGGTAATATCATATCACCCCCTGCAGATGTGGTTGGATCCAAATAAACATGCGGTCGCTGTGAAGCAGCCACATTGTCTTGAGTGATTAAGGCTCGATCAACTGTAAAATCATCGTTGAAATCGAGTGGTTTATAATTCGCCAAAAGGCGACCATAATAAAAACCATTTCCATTAATCATGAATTTCAAATGCAATTTACATCGCATTAAATAGAAATTCGATATCCTATTGGAAACACGCGGATTTGTAAAATACAAATTCCATGGATCAAAATCTTGATAAAAATTTGTCGAATTTGTCCATTGATATGATACAATCTTAATAGGTCGAGAGAAAAAATCTCCCAAACTAACATCATCCATATCAGCTGCTCCAAAAGTTGGATCCGGCATACTACCTACTTCATAGGTATATGCTGCATTTTGGTCCTTGAAAGATAATATCTGTGAAGACTCTTCCTTACTAGTCTTATTCACAGTTACGTTAAACTTTGACACTTCTGCTTGACAATCAAGTAAATGTGTATCGTGTTCAGCAACTCTTTCATTAACCATAATCCATTCTTTAGATACGTAATCCCATTGTGGTCCAGGTGAACCATTAGAGATGTAGTGATCTGAAGAATAGAACGCGGAATCCACCGCTTGCCGGGTATCTCGCCCGACCGTGCTATTTGTTTTGGTTTTCTTTTTAATTCTTCTTCTTGAACTTTTAGTAGACCAATTTGTTGTGCCATAATCCCTCCGGGGCCTCTCCTTTGGGTATGGTGCACTTTTGTTTGAGCTCTTTAAACTCCGTCCTAAATAGGAAGACTACTCGAGGGCAGCCGAAAATCACGCAAGCCTACAAATTACTTTGAAAAGTGCATACAAAGATAATTTGCGGTAATCCAATACGTGATTTGCATATTGCTTCGAACTTTCGCCCAGATGCCTCTGGACCGGATGCTTTTAATGTCGTCCCAAGACGGTGCCTCCTTACTCAAAAACTGCAGTATCAGGCTCATCGAAAATGGACTTCTTCTTCTTAAGTCCTCGATAAGCATCCTGCAATTCCTCGTAAGTTGGCAATAGCCCCGTCATAGCAGTGAGACCAGCTCTCTCTGCTACACGTTGCAGCTGAGGTCGACGTTTCTCGTAAACCTCTCTTCCCCATCGCCAATACTCTGTTGCCTGTGTGACAATAGCATCTGCGGCGATCTGCTCGGGCAAAGCAGGGGAATTCTTTCTGTGCATATAATTGTGTAAAGATTTGCTAATGGACAGCTCCTCAATTGGAGCAATCCATTGTTGCAATTCCTCATCCCATCGAAAAGCTCGTTTCAAAAACGTAACATCCGAAAAAGGGATGTATGGAATAGATTCTGCCTCCTTATCGGCCATGGTGTACTTAATTCCACATTTGGCCAACTCGTTCATAACACTCGTGTGGTTGAATTTCTTCTCCTCCGGGTGCACTCCCATGGCATTATCATCTCCATAACACATCAATGCAATTCTTTCATGGAACAACGGAACCCTCTCTCCTTCATGCATCGCGTAATATGTATAACGCATATACAGGCTATTGGAAAGATTATTCACAATGACAGTCAATGGATGTCCTGATGGGTTTGATCCCAACATGTTGACATAAACTCCATTGTATTCATAAATAGGGCAACAAATTTCAGTCGCAATTCCTTTCATGATTGTCAATTGTTTGTCGTTGTATCCAGCCCTTTTGGCAATGTGAATCATAACATCAAAAGATGCCATCATCACTTCTGGTGAAGCTCGCTTATCATAAGCAGAGTAATCACCAGCAATCATTCTCTCACTCCCGTACTTTGTGAGGTGATTGGCCAATTTGGTCCAATCCGGACCTTGAGCGACAATACCAACCGCGCATTCGAATTTTTCCCAATTCTTCTGCATGACTCGAACAAGTGATAAGTAATACTTCCTTACAAGTAGCAAGAAAGCAAACTCACAACCAGCAAAAACGCGCACTTTGTTCTTAGTCAATTTGGTCGGCTCGTCTTTCAGGTTTGCACGAAATATAGTATGCACACGCTCACCGCGCAGCAAACATTGCTCCATGCGAACCATTTCCTCCAAAAATTGTTCATCCATGTCCAAAGGACATGAGATACCTTCAACTTCACGAAAACTCTCACGAATAAAATTTTTCTTTTGTTTGTTGATAGGCCATCCCATAGATGTGCTCAAATCCACGCGATCAACAGAATTAACTCCGTCGACTCCAGCGAGAACAGCATCCAAACTATAAGGATGGATCAATTTTTCCAAATCCGGTTGTTCATCCAAAATCTTGTCGATCATGATTTTCAAATCAGTTCGAGCTTTCTTCATGATTTTTGGACGAAACATTCCACGGGGCTTAGACATCAAGTCCAAGTCCCTCTGCCAATGTCGCCAAGAATTCATATCTTGTGGCTTACCGTGCTTATTTGGTAAACCAAGTTCTTCCTCCACCAACTTTGAAATTGGAGATTCACGAACTTCAGATTTGAAATGGCGAATTGGTTGTGCATGTTGCCCAAAGACTTGGCAGATGGGTTGTGTACCATCTTCCTCATCTTGCAACCAATGCACTGGACTCTTGGTATGTGGCTCAGATACGACATCAAAATTAATGCCGTACTTTTCAGTAACCATTTCACCAGTGGAATGCGCTTGCAAAACTCCCTTGTTTGCTAAATGCGCAACAGCATCATCAACCATTCCCCGGGTCAATAAACCACTGGCTCCATAAGTTTTACCATTAAGTCCTGCCAAATGAAATCCCAAAATGCATGCTCCCCGCAATTTTGGAATCAATGGCATCATGCACATGCCAGGTTTGGTAGGTTGTGGAAAA